GGATTAGCCATTGGCAACCTTAATAATCTTATAGACCTGCTTGCCATCTTCTTCTTTTACTTCAACAATACCTGCTTGAATAAGAATACTAGCGAAGGCACCGAAGTCCTCTTCTAATTTAGCAATACGATTCTTTACGTACTGTATTTCAGTATTGGCCATAGACATCATCCTCATCATCTTTGTACTGTGATACGTAGTTGCCTACATAACCAGCACGTGCGTCATTGTGAAGCATAACTCCGAAAGCATTCTTATCAGATATCTGACACGCTGCGTAGTTAACAAAGAGAGTAGCCCAGTCTGAGCCATCAGCAGTATGTGGACCGAATCGGTTCTTGACTGCTGCAATCTTTAGTTCTCCACTAGATGGATTGTAACCAAGAGTTAAAATTAACGCTGGTAGTTGACTGACCTTACCGTGAATAGCACGACGTGCTGGTGGGTTAATAGTGGATCCGTACTCTGATTGCTCTGATACGTGGTGTAGCACCAGTACACAGGCTTCAGTCTTACGAGCCATATCGTGCAGCTCCATCATAATTGCACGAAGTCCTGCCCATTCGTTGTCTGTTTCAGCAGCAACGTTCATTAAGTTATCTATCACGATCAGTTCAGGTGCTTCTCCGAACAACTCTACATATGCTCGAATCTCAAGTTCGATATCATCCAATGAAGGTGAAGAGTCAAAGACCCACTTAATATGCTTGAGTTTGTCGAAGTGTCTATCGTAGTAATGTGTATCGGCTGAGAGATTACTCTCTACCGAAACCTGTGAATGACCGGATGCTTGTGCAGCAGCACGCATCATTACAGTTGTGGTATCAGTATCGGCTGAGAAGAACAGAGTAGGAACCTTTGCTTGCATTGCATAGACCAAAGCAAACATAGACTTACCAGCATTAGGAGCAGCAGCGACCATACAGACTTGTCCTCTACGGAACTTAATCTGCTTAGCTGCTAGACCATCCCACACATCGGGTAGCGGTGTTGCTTTGGTAAGCACACCACCCCACGCACGGGATAAGTCAAGCAACTTCGCCTCCTTGTAAAGTTATTCCTCTTTGCCTACGAATCTTGTAGCGCTCTCTACTTACTAGACCGCCCCATATGCCGTGAGCTTCATTAACGATTCCCCACTCAGCACACTCTGATTGGTGTGGACAACTTCTGCAAATTTGTTTTGCATAGTTAACTTCAATTGTTCCAATAGATTCTTTTCCCTTTTCAGGAAACCAGAAATCTCCACCAATCTCAGCACACGCGGGAGCTTCAAACTGATGCGGCTCCCGCATTGGTTATCTAACCCAGATTGTGTCGCACTTATCTGGTGCGCCCTTAGGTGTTGGACACATCCAACCCTGCCACGTACCTTTAGATGATGTACCAGTCTTGTATGCCATTGCTCCGTGCTTACAAGTATTACCAGCAGATTGCGCTGGTGCTCCGCTAGGAGTTACTGCTGTAACTGTTGCCCCTAGTTGAGCTGCAATAGCGTTAGCACTTGAACCGCCAAGTTCGCCAGCAGTTGATTTAATAAGAGCAGATACCATTGAAAGATCATTAAGTCCTGTCTCCAGTTCTTTTACATCTGTTGCATACAGATTGATAAGTGTTCCATCAGGTAACTTGTAGTTAACCTGATACTTAGTTGTATCGGGTGCAGCCATTTACTTTCCTCCACTTTGTTTGATGTTTAGCCGAACAGATTCGTTGCCAATAATCTTGGGAACAAACCCTAGAAGTTTTTCAACTTCCTTGGAATCAACTGACTCGCGGCCTTTAACCGTAGTCCAACTGATTTCAATACCACTAGCTGTTACACCAGTGGCTCCCTGAAATGATTCTTTCAAGGAATCCTTTTGCTTCTCTAACGCTTTAATCTGTGCATCTATCTGTAGATACTTTAGTCCGTTAGTGTCTATCTCTGCATCCTCAATGATTGTCTCACTAAGAACTATACGTTCTTTTTTTAGACCAACGCATCCCATCTCACCTGATGCGTCGTAGTACTGACAGTAGAGTCTGCAGAAACTTTCATCCTTCTCAGGTTGTGGTGCTTCCGGCATCTCCTTGACATTAGCCAACCACGATAAGGCTTCGAGTGCAACCTTTTCATCGTAGGCTTCTGTGTGTACCTTGACATCCTTCTCATCACCATCACGTGCGATAGCAACAAGGTTAACGGTATTGACTTTACCCTTACCGCTCTTCTCAATCAAGTAGCCATAGACCTGTACCTGCCAGCGCTGTTGCACTGATGGAAAGAACGATAGGTTCTTTACCTTAGATGTTTTCCAGTCAATGACCGCACCAGATTCTGGTATGTATAAATCTACGTGTGCTTTCAAATCACCGTATGCAACTTCTGTTTCAACTAAGTAATCCTTACCTTCAGGATCTAGTGTTGTAATTGCATCTTCAATAGCTGCGTGAATAGCAGTACCCATAATGGCAGCCAACTTAGATTGGTTGTCATTAGTTTCAGGTTGACCGTTTAACCGGTACCACACCTTACGACGACAACCACCTATCTCAGATGGACCTACTTGTGTCTGCTTACTGCGGTCACGTCCTGCATCTTTAGCGTGCAGTACTGTAAGCAGTAGTTCCTTTGGGTCACTAATCATATTTTGATTCCTGTCTAATAATGTTTGCAGCTTCTAAGTATCCTGCAGCTTCTACCTCTTGTGCAAGTTGTTCACGAAATGCTGTCTTATCAAAGCCAAGTAACGCTGCTTGAAAGCCCATCATCAACGCTTCATTGACTTCGTATTCGCGGGTCTTGTTCATTCAAATATCCTCTCCTGAACCACCAACTGTAAGGGCGGGTTAGTATTGACGTCAAGCACCGACGCGATCTTTACTGCTTTCTTTACAACTTGAATAGCAGCAGCCTGTGTACGTGTCGAGTTATTAGATAGTGAATACAGATAACCCATAGCAAACTGACCACCTGAACCTAATCCGTAGCGTCCTGTGTCATTAGATATAAAGCTCATATCGCAAGCGATGTGGAACAGTTCACCGTCAAAGGCAATGATGTAATCAAAGCCACCGTCTTTGTCTTGCTTAGCCCAATCGTAACCGTGTGTTTCAAATGCACGAATCATAGATGGGATGAGTTTCTTTCCCATAAATATAATCTTATCGTCACCGGTATACGGAGGTGGTGTCCAGTTGTACGCAAGGATATCTCCTGGCCTCGCGTCCCCTGTAATACCGATTAGGTAATCACCAACTGCAACGATCTTCGGTGTGCGTGTAGATATTGTTCGTAAGTTATCTTCTGTAATTTGTGAGTCAGCGCAGAGTACACACCAACCGTCTCCTTGTACCGCTGCGATTGTTGTCATAGATAGAGTCTACCACGACACGCCGTGGATGCCTCATTTCATCTTACCGGCTTGAGTATGTCGTTACAATATGAGCCGTGAGGCGAATAAAACTGGATGGGCGCTCCTCAGAGCGCACAGTAGGTAACCGACAGGTTACCGTGGTTCTCCGTCTACCAATCCTGCCAAAATTCTTACGCAGGCGCAAGCCCTACGATGGCATTCCTGAGCCGTTTGGAAGCGATTTGCGGGCTTTAGGCCCGCTTCACGTATGTCCGTGTGGGTCCCAGTGTTTTAACGTCGTAGCATCCTTTGAAGATTTTGAACTCAGCTGGTATTTCTTAGACGCAACCTGCGTCAATTGTGGAAATCTTGTTGTCGTCCCTTGTCCTGTGGATAAAGATGGACCACAAGCTCAGTAGCATAGATGAAGAAAAACGTACCGCTATCTGTTCAGTTTGCGGTGATACAAAAATAAAGATTAGAAATAAAAAAGCAGCCACCCCGAATAGCAGGTGGCGTTGTATTGCGGTCTTCAAAAGAAACTATAACAAGTCTATCTATCCGTATTCAGTTCATAAGAAAGCCCAATGCGAACACTGTGGCTTTATGCCATCACACTCCTCTCAACTAGATGTTGACCACATAGACGGTGATCGTTGGAACAACGACCCAAAGAACTTACAAACTCTTTGCGCTAACTGTCATAGATTAAAGACCCACTTGTCAGGAGATAGTAACTCTGGTATTTTTTAGCCAGACAGATCCAGATGGTCTGTCGAGTGCTGCTCCTGGGTATGAGGCAAAACTGCCCACTATTTTTAGGCATAAAAAATAAACCCCCACTCAGGATTTCTCCTGAGCAGGGGTTCATTGTTGCCTCGCGCTAGTATGGGTTACTTAGACCCACGACCAAACTCTGTAGCAGATGGGTCGAGTGCCTTGAGCACAGGACCTGCGACAGCAGCGAGAGCTGCTAATCCGATTGTCTTGATATCTGTTTCGCCTGATAGCCATAGTGCAATGGCTGCAGCGATTCCGGCACGTAGATATGTTGCACCGATTGCCTTGAGTTTCTTGATATCCATTAGTTCTCCTTTGGACTTGTTGGTTCTTTCTTCTTAGTCTTTACCTTAGAGACCTTAGCCTTTACCTTATTTATCGGTGATGGCTCTGGCATCCAAGGAAACCAAGAAGAAGTATCGTTTGCACACTGCTTTTTAATAGAGATATGCAGGTGCTTGTTGTGCTTGTTACTACCGGTATAAATGTGTTCGCCTCTAGAGCGTGACCAAATCTTTCCTTTGAATATCAAATACTCAACGCGGTCATCCTTCTGTAATTCTGAATAGATAACAGAGCAGTTCACTCCAACTAACGGATCGTGTGTTAAATCTACTGCGTGACCTGAGTTGTGGTCTGAGTTAGGATTCTGATGGACGTGTGCTTTAGATGGGAGCAGCCCATCGGATGCTTTCATCCTCTTCGGCCATATCGCTGTTGCTTGACGCAGTACTGCTATTGCAGCAGGCGTCGCCTTCTTTGCAAGTGGAATCATTATTGTCCTCGTTGGAGTAGAATTTGATAGAGCTTGTCAACTTTTTCCTCTAATCTATTGACCTGATCACGTAAACTGTTGCCGCCGTTGGGACGAAATTCGTACATCAATGACTTGAATATCCATCTAAACCC